AGGTAATAACTATACTGCTGGACGGTCAAATGGTGGACCAGGTGGTGTAAGAATAACTTGGGGTGCTCGACATAAGTATCCTGCACCAACACTCGATGTTTAAATAAGGAAAAATTATGAGGTTATATATTGAATTACAAGAAGGTAAACCAATCAATCATCCAATACAAATATCTAATTTAGAAATGGTTTATCCAGGTATAGATTTTGAAAATCCACCTGAAAATTTTTGCAAATTTGTACGTGTGGATAAACCATTTCCTAAATGGGATGAAGTGATTGAAGGACCAGAATACAAAATTATTGATGGTATTTGTTATGATGTATGGACAACCAATAAAATTTCAGAAGAAGAACGTCAACAAAAAATTGCAGATTTAGTTGCATCCTGTCCTTACCCATCATGGACAATAGATTATGAGAATTATAATATCATACCTCATACACCTTATCCTGCACAAGGTTCTTGGACTTGGGATGAAGAAACTCTTTCTTGGGTCGAATATGTGGAACCAACGGAACCAGAAGCATAAATATCCCTATAGGGGGATATAATGGCAAAAACAATCACAACAAGAGCGGCATTTAAAGACTATTGCCTGCGTAGACTAGGATTTCCAGTAATTGAAATCAACGTTGATGACGACCAGGTAGAAGACCGTATTGATGATGCATTGCAATACTGGCAAGACTATCATTTTGATGGTCTACAAAAAGTATATTACATTAAAAGAATAGACCAGACAGATATCAATAACAAATATTTGAACTTATCTGAAGCCAAAGATGCATCAAACAACGCATTACAAATTGCTGGTGTGACCAGAATATTTCCTATTTCCGATTCACATTCTCAAGTCAATATGTTTGATTTGAGATATCAGTTACGTTTAAATGAATTGTATGATTTTACCTCAGCATCATACATCAACTATACATTAACATTACAACACTTGCGTATGTTGGAGCAACTGTTTACAGGTGAAGTGCCTATCAGATTTCAAAGACACATGCAAAGATTGTACATTGATTGGGGTTGGGGTAGAACTGAAGCACCAGTTGGTACAACAGTGATTGCAGAGTGTTATGCAACAATTGATCCTGACATTTATACACAGGCATGGAATGACCGTTGGTTAAAAGAATATGCAACGGCACTTATCAAACGTTCTTGGGGTAACAACCTTAAAAAGTTTGAAGGCATTCAATTACCAGGTGGTGTCAAATTGAATGGCGATAAGATTTATCAAGAAGCCAAAGATGAAATAGATGCACTTCATTTAGAAATCGGTGACAAGTATGGTGCACCACTAGAAATGTTCATGAACTAATATGGCAACCTCGGTTTATTTCAATAATTATAACTCTCTTGCTGAGCAGAGAGTAATTGAAGACTTGATTGTTGAGTCAATCAAGATTATGGGTTTTGATGCCTACTATTTACCTATTGAAAATGAAACCGATAGAGACATATTATATGGTGAGGATCCAATTAAGAGATTTGGTTCAGCCTTTCCAATTGAATTCTACTTATCAAGTTCTATGGAATACGGTGGCGAAAAAGAATTCTTTTCCAAATTTGGTCTTGAAATTAAGAACACAGTTAACATTATTCTTTCTAAACGTTCTTTCTCACAACGTGTACCACAAGATTTGTTTACTCGACCAAGAGAAGGTGATTTGATTTATGTACCGTTCTTAAATGGTACTGGTGAATTGTTTGAAATCAAATTCACAAATCAAACTAAAGACTTCTTTATGTTAGGCCGCAAGATACCATTCTTCTATGAATTGGAACTAGAGAAATTCAAGTACTCACAAGAAGTTATCGACACTGGTGTGGAAGATATTGATGATGTTATGATTCAATCAAGTTACACATTAGACTTGATTGTTGGCCAAGGTGAAGGTTCATATGAAGCAAGAGAAATTGTATATCAATCTGCTGATGGTACACAAGCAAATGCATGGGTTGTGGCCATCGTACAAGAATTTATTAAGCCAGAAGATACATTAAAAGTTACCAATATTGCAGGTGAATTTAGAGATAACGTTGCAATCATTGGTGCAACAAGTAATGCAGAATACTATTTGGCATCTTTTGATCCGTTAAAAGACAGTACAAGAAATGAAACATATGACAATGCGTATTTGTTTGATACTGCAAATAATATTATTGACTTCACAGAAACAAATCCGTTTGGAAGAATTTAATGTCAACATATAATCGTGTCATAAGAAAATTGGTTGTCGGATTTGGTAATCTGTTTGATAACATTACCTTGTATAGATTTAAACCAGATGAAACAGAATCAGAAAGATTCATTGTTCCTATTACATATGCAAGTAAAGAACGTTATGTCATGCGTATTGAACAAGATGCGACACTAGACAAAAAGGTTCAGATAACTTTACCTCGTATGTCATTTGAGATGGCCGGTCTGTCTTATGATTCTAGTAGAAAACAAAACACAAATATTAAGAATTTTTCTGGAACTCCACCATCAGGAATTTTATCACAATATAATCCAGTACCATACAATTTCGATTTCAACTTATACATCTATGTTCGAAACATAGAAGATGGTACACAAATCATTGAACACATATTGCCATTCTTTACACCAGATTATACGATTAAATTGAATTTGATTCCTGAAATGGGTATCATCAAAGAAGTTCCTGTCATTTTAAATTCCACATCACATGAAATTACATATGAAGGTGGTAGAGAAAATGAAACACGTATGATTGTTTGGACATTAAACTTTACGGTTAAAGGTTTCATATTTGGTAAAGTTTCAGAAACTGGTGTTATCAACCGTGCATTTGTTTCTGTATACAATCTAGTATCTCCACAAGAGGTGATTGAATTCTACATGAATTTAGATTCTGGTTTTGGTACCTACAAAGTGGGTGAAACAGTTTATCAAGGTTACACACCAGATGATGCGACAGCAACAGCTGTTGTAGTACAATTCACCGATAACGTATTGAGACTAAAAGAACTAACAGGAAACTTCGTGTCAGATAAACCTATATACGGAATTAATACATTGGCAAATTATAACTTCACATCATACAACTTGAACCCATTGAAATTCGTTGAAGTTGATTCAGTTGGCAGAGTTAGTACAGATATCGACTATATGTCTGTTGATAAAGAAGATGCTAAGGCTGATAATACATTGGCTGAAGTCACAACAATCAACAAGGCCGCAAACCAGTAAACAAAACGAGAGAAATAAATGTCTAAACAAACTATTAATATTGGTATTAGAGCAAACGATGGTAAAGGTGATTCATTACGAGTTGCTTTTACTAAAACGAATAACAACTTTACTGAGTTGTATACCACAGTTTCAAACAATTCTAATACATCCAACACATATTATGAAACCAACCAAGAATTAGCGCAGAATGCTTACAACAAAGCAAACACCGCATCACTAGGTGACATTTTGTTTGACCAAAGAACAATGTATAGTAATACATACGTTGAGGTTGGTAATGACCATCATGGCCGCAGAGCATGGGGTTTGACATTTGGTCAGACAACTACATTTGCAAACAACACTTTTGGTACTAGTGTTGCATTTGATACCGCAAATAATATTTTGGTTGCAATGACAACACAAAATGAAGTTACTGGTTTACCACAATCAACAGTTATCAAATTCGATCCATACGGATCAATTTTCTGGAGAAAATCAGTACCAGCATCAAATGTAAACAACACATTGTTAGCTAGTTATGCAGAATCTGTTACTGTTGATGCAAACAATAATGTTTACTTGTTGACAAATATACCAGACGATGCATCAACATTGGTAACCAAGTTTAATTATCTTGGTCAAAATGTGTGGAACACATTAGTTTCTGATTCTATTGGTTCAGCTGAAATCACTGTTGACGATGAAGAATTCCCATACTATGTTGGTGAACATAATTTAATTACAGGTTTAGATATTACTGGTGAATTGTATTTCACACATTTCAATTCAATTAATGCAAATGCTGTTTCTATTGTTGCTTTACCAAATAGAGGTGGTGTATTAGTTGGTTCTGTTAATGGTTTGGTACACAAGTTTGATACTGAAGGTGTTTATTTGTGGTCAAACAAAGTTAATTCAGGTAATAACACAATCATATCATTGAGTTATGACAGTTCTAATAACTGGTATGCTGCAACAAACACAAACATTTATAAGTTTAGAGCAAACAATCAGTTGATTTGGGAAAAAGAAATAACAGGAATTACTCCAAATCTTTCTTCAATTAAGTATAGTGACAATTATGTTTATGCCACAGGTACCGCCACGGCGGACAATAATGAAAAAGGATTTGTAAACTACAAAATACACTCAGCTAATGGTAATTTAGTTTGGGCAAATGCATTACAAATACCACAAGTTAATAACCAAGAACGTAATGGTTACCGAAACTTTGATGTTAAAGGTGACTTTATGATTGGTATTGGTTATGCTCCATCTGATATAGATATTGCAACAATTTATCAATTGCCTGTTGACGGCACATTGCCGGGAACATATTTTGGTGCTCAGTCCACAACATGGGCTGAAGATAATCCTATAGCATTCACATATGTTACTGTACCGGAAGCTGCAACTACAACAAGTACAACAGTTGGTTCAGGTAATACGACAGTAACTATTGCAGAGAATACCAACTATTCTTACACAATGAATACTGTTGTATATCAAAACCCAAGTCCAGAAAACGAAGAAACATTAACATACTTCACACAAAATTGGGATTTTAGTGCCAACGGAACAATTGTTATTCCTTCTTCTGGTTCCGATTTGGCAATAGAGTTTAGTGGTAAACGTGTTGCGAATGTTTCAAATATATTGTTTGCAAATGGTACAATTCAAGTGGGTGCATCAATACCTTTGGCCAATTTAAAAGTTCTTGTAGCAGCATCAACTGATTTTGCAGACTTTAAAAATAGAATCGCAGCATTATAATTATTTAAAAAACTATGAGTACATTTGATAAAAATATGGAAAAATTATTTGACGTAACACCGGTAGAACAGGAGACAAAGCCTTTGGTACCGGTTGTTACTGCACCAGTTGAAGATGGTCCAGATTTGAAAACAGATTTACATGACGCATATCAACAAACAAAAGATAATTTACAAGAGTTGATTGATAATGGTAAAGATGCAATGGAAGAACTACGACAGATTGCTGCAGCAGGACAACACCCACGGGCATTTGAAGTCTATGCAACATTACTAAAGAACGTGGTTGATGCAAACAAAGAACTACTTGCAGTACAAAAACAAATGCGTACAATGGATGGTAAACCTAAAGACGGTGACACTAAGATTGATAAAGCCATTTTTGTTGGATCAACCGCAGAATTAAATAAGTTACTCAAAGGTAAAGAATGAGTGATTTAAGAACAGGTGAAGCCTATCGTGACAACCCGTTACTTAAAAAGGCGGGTGTCAAGGTAGAATATACACAAGAACAAGTTGATGAATATATCAAATGTTCCAAAGACCCTGTATATTTTGCCAAAAACTATGTAAAGATTGTTAACGTTGATGAAGGTCTAATCAACTTCAAGATGTGGAAGTTTCAAGAAAAGATGCTGAATCTTTTCAAAGACAATCGTTTCGTTATTACAAAATGTCCACGTCAGGTTGGTAAAACTACCACTACAGTTGCATACATGTTATGGGCAACCATCTTTACAGACAGTCAAAACTGTGCCGTTCTGGCCAACAAAGGTTCTCTTGCTAGAGATATTCTTTCGAAATACCAACTTGCATACGAAAACTTACCTATGTGGTTGCAACAAGGTATTGTGACCTGGAACAAAGGTAACGTTGAATTGGAGAACGGTTCTAAGATTGTTGCAGCATCTACATCAAGTTCTGCAATTCGTGGAGGTTCTTTCAACATCGTATTCTTGGATGAATTTGCGTTCGTTCCAAACAACATTGCAGAAGAATTCTTTAACTCTGTTTACCCTGTAATTTCATCAGGTAAAAAGACAAAGATTATTATTGTGTCTACACCAAACGGTATGAATCTATTTTACAAGTTATGGATGGATTCAATCAACAAGAAGAACAACTATGTAAACTTTGAAATTCACTGGTCACACGTACCAGGCCGTGATGAAAAATGGAAAGAAGAAACCATTCGTAACACATCATTACGTCAGTTCCAACAAGAATTTGAAACAGAGTTCTTGGGTTCTTCAAACACATTGATTTCTGGTTACAAATTGCAACAACTGGTATATACCGATCCTGTTGCGGTCCATGACC